TAGAAATTGCAATGGTTCCTGATGAAATTAGAAAAACAATATTTGGCGAAACTAAAGATAAAAATGGTGCTTACATTGAAAGTGCTGATGATGTTATTAAACCTTTTGCATTTGGTTTTAAAATCAGCGGTGATGAAAAAGGAAGGAAATTCTGGTATTACAATTGTACTGTATCCAGACCTAAAAATGAGGCGAAAACAATTGAATCAAGCAAAGAACCTTCTACTGATTCATTAACGATAAAAGCACTTCCACGTGAAACTGATAAAAAAGTTCGTGCTTTATTACCTGAATCAACTGAAAATAAAGATGCTTATGCTAAATTCTTTGATGAAGTATATGAAGAAGTTTTAGAAGTCTAATCATTACTACTCATTAACGAGTAGTAAAAAGCACTACTGCGGTAGTGTTTTTTAGTGCTTATTAAAAAAGGAAGTGAGAAAATGGCTAATAAGAATTTAAAAGGAATTACAATAGAAATTGACGGAAATACAACAAAATTGACTGATGCAATATCTAAAATGAATAAAAGTATTACTAGTGCTAACGCAGAATTGAAATCTTTGAATTCTGCATTAAAATTAGACCCTAAAAATACTGAATTATTATCCGAAAAACAGGAAGTTCTTAAAACAAATATTTCTGCAACAAATGATAAGTTAAATGAATTAAAAGAGGCTCAAAAGCAAATGGGTAATTATAATTCTTTAACTGATGCTCAAAAAGAAAGTTATAGAGCCTTATCAGTTGAAATTGCAAAATCTGAAAGTTCCTTAAAAAGTTTAAATACTCAATTAAATGAAAGTAAAACAAATACTGATAAATTAAAAGATAGTTTTACTAATGCTAAAGATAAATTATCATCTTTAAAAAATATTAATTTAAGTGAAACATTTGAAAAAGTTAAATCAACAATTAAAAGTATAAATTTTGATTCTATTTCTACAAAATTAAAAAATGCGTTTAATAACATAGATGTTTCTAAATTAAAAGATGGTTTAGAAAAGGTTGGAAGTGTTGCTGTAAATGTAGTTCAAAAAGTTACTGCCGTTGTAACCGCTGTAAGTGGTGCAATTGCTGGAGTTGTCGGTGCTGGTGTTAAATCTTATGCCAATTTAGAACAAAATGTTGGAGGCATTGAAACTTTATTTGCTACATCAGAAGAAGATATTAAAGATTATGCAAAAGTCTATGGTATGAGTATTGATGAAGTTAAAGCAGATAGTGATTTAATGAACGCAGCAATTGATAATACATTATATAATGCATCACAAGCATATAAAACATCAGGTTTAAGTGCAAATGAATATATGGAAACTGTAACTTCATTTAGTGCATCATTATTACAAAGTTTAAATAATGATACTTTTAGTGCAAGTGAATGTGCTGATATGGCTATACAAGATATGGCAGATAATGCTAATAAATTCGGAACAGATATGTCATCTATACAAAATGCTTATCAAGGATTTGCTAAACAAAATTATACTATGTTAGATAATTTGAAATTAGGTTACGGTGGAACTAAATCTGAAATGGAAAGACTTCTTTCTGATGCAGAAAAAATTAGTGGCGTTAAGTATGATATAAGCAATTTAAGTGATGTTTATAATGCTATTCATGTTATTCAAGATGATTTAGGAGTAACTGGAACAACTGCTAAAGAGGCTGCATCTACAATTCAAGGTAGTGCAGCATCAATGAAGGCAGCATTTGATAATTTCTTAAATGGAAGTGGAAGTCCTGAAGATTTATCTGATACTGTTGTAACATTTGTGAATAATATAAGCAATGCTGTTGTAAAATTATTACCAGGCATAACGGATGGTATTAGTACATTAATGAGTGATTTAATACCGAAAATATCAGAATTACTTATGAGTGTACTTCCAAAATTATTTGATTCAGCTCAAAGTTTAATTAATGCATTAATTAAGTTAATAAAAGAAAATGTACAGCCATTATCAGATATGGTTGTTTCTTTATTTATGAGTATCGTTAATTTTATTCTTGAAAATTTACCATCAATTATGGAGGCAGCCTTACAAATTGTAGTTGCTCTTGCTACAGGGATTGCTGAAAATGTTGATGAATTAATTCCAACAATTGTTGATGTAATTTTAAAAATAATAGAAGTTCTTATTGATAATTTAGATTTAATAATTGAAGCCACATTTAAATTATTACTCGGTGTTGCAAAAGGAATAATTATGGCTACTCCACAAATAATAGCCGAGATTCCAAAATTGATTGTCAAATTAGTTAATGCCCTATTAAGTGGTATAAGTAAAATCCATGATGTTGGTGCTCAATTAATAAATGGCTTATGGGAAGGTATTAAAGAGAAATGGAATAATTTAAAAGAAAAAGTCTCAGATTTAGGAAATGGAATTGTAGATAAATTTAAATCAGTTTTTGGAATACATTCGCCTTCAAAAGTTATGAAAGAAAAAATAGGTAAAAATCTTGGTTTAGGAATGGTTGAAGGTATAGAGAGTACTATATCAGATGTAGAAAATGCAATGAAAGAACTATCTAGTAAAGTTGAAACGAGTGTTAATCCAACTATTAATCCTACTGCTAACTCAAATCCTTTAATACTTCAAATAGAAAATTTTAATAATACAAGAGAAACTGATATTCAAGCACTTGCAGAAGAATTAGAATTTTATAGAAAAAATACATCACTTGCTAAAGGAGGTGCATAATATGCTTTTATGGAATAATACTGATTTTAGAAATATGGGAATTATAGTAGAAGAAACACCCAAAATTTCAAAAGGAAAGAAAAATATTGATGTGTATACCATCCCTGGAAGAAGTGGCTTTTTATCAGTTGATAATGGCACTTATGAAAGTTTTAATGTTTCAGTGTCATGTCATTTTAATGAAAATGCAGACTTTGATAAAATAAAAGAATTTTTGGACGGGTATGGTACTTTATCATTTGATGGTAAAAGAGAATACACGGCGATTATACAAAATTCTATTTCATTTGAAAAAGTTCTTATGTTTAAAAAATTTATTGTTCAATTTTTAGTGAATCCAATTTGTGAAGACATAGAGTCTACAGAATATATTGTAACTAGTAATTCAGATAGTTTTGAAATTGATAATGCTACTTCTACTATGTATCCTACTATAGAGATAACAGGTCAAGGAGATATTAGTGTATCTATTAATAATAGTACATTTAATTTATATGACATTGATGGTTTATATATTTTAAATTGTAAAGAAAAGATAATTACATCCAATAGTATTAATGCATCTAATAAAATGCAATATGATTTTCCTAGCCTAATCCCAGGTTTAAATCAAATAAATTATGTTGGTAACATTAGTGAATTTAAAATAATATATAAGAAAGCGTATATGTAGTATGAATATATATTTAGAAACTGAAACCAATTTTAAAACAAATGGATTGGGATTTTTAACTGATTGTTTAACTGCTAACGTAGTTGAAGAGCTTAATGGTGAATATTCATTAACTTTAACTTATCCTATTAACGGTCATTTAAATGAATATCTTGAAAAAGGCAATATTATTAAAACTAATGTTGGAGATAATAATTATCAATTATTCAGAATTAAATCAATAGAAAAAAATTTTAAAACAATAACTATTTATGCAATACATATATTTTATGATTTAACGGATAATTTTATAGAAGATACTGCACCACAAAATCTAAATTGTTACAATTTCACAACTTGGATTTTAGATAAAACAACCTTTAAACATAATTTTACTGTTTATTCAGATATTACATCGCTTGCTAGTGCAAGGTATGTAAGAAGAAATCCTGTTGAGTGCATAATGGGAGATATAGACAATTCAATAATTAATATTTTTGGTGCAGAATTAGAAAGAGATAATTTTAACATTAGATTATTGAAACAAAGAGGTAGTGATAACCATGTTAAATTATTGATTGGAAAAAATATTAAAGATATCACTATTTCTGTTGATGTTTCATCTTTGTATACTAAAATTTTACCAATAGGTTATGATGGATTAATGCTACCCGAAAAATATATTGATAGTCCATTAATAAATAATTATCCTACACCTAAAATTGTAAAGTATGAATTTAGTGATATAAAATATGATCCTGATGATGAAGATGCATATCATACATTAGAAGAGGCTTATGATGCTTTAAGAACTGCTACATATGAATTATTTGATGCAGGAATTGATAAGCCTGTAATTAATATTAAAATTGATTGGCTAGAATTATCTAAAGCAATTGAATATTATAATAAATATAGTTTTTTAGAAAAAGTTAGATTAGGTGATTCAATTACTGCTGAAATACTTGGATTAAGTTATAATACAAGAGTTATTAAGACTACATATAATGTTTTAACAGACAATATTGATACTTTTGAAATAGGAACTTTTAAAGCATCTTTTCAAAATACTGTAAATAATATTACAAAAGAAATAACAAATATTAATCCATCAAGCATATTAAATCAAGCGAAAAATCAAGCAACTCTGCTTTTAACTTCTGCCATGGGTGGTTATGTTTATAAAACTAATAATGAATTGTTTATTATGGATACTGATAATCCTGCAACAGCAGGTAAAATTTGGAGATGGAATTTAAACGGATTAGGATATTCAAAAACGGGAATAAATGG